ACTGGGCGCTAAATCCGCCAACAGCAGGAAACGTAAATCCCAATCCGCAACGCTATACCAGCCAAGTTCCGACTAATGGGGCTAGCCTGACCACATTTCAGCTGACCATGGATCATTTTACAGGCAATGTCAAAGCTCAGGCAGCCGAAAATTACGAAGCATTATGGTATGATGTGGGCAACTTGAACATTTACTACAACAAAACTGGATCTGAATACATTAATGTAGCAGGATATCATCCATTGTTACGTTTAGCAATTGACAGCTATTCGGGTGCAACCATTGTTTCGCCTGCTACCGCAAACGCTCAAGCAGCCAATGGTGTGGTAACTGGCATTACTATCCTTAATTCTGGATCAGGATATTTGGCTCCTCCTAAGGTGACCATCATTGGATTGGGTGCCGGAGCAGTTGCAGAAGCAGAAATTACCGGTGGACAAGTGTCTGCCATAAATGTTATTGATGGCGGTCAAGGATACACGCCAGGGCCTGCAACACCCAATACTCCTGCATCAGTTACAATTTCAACTGGTGCTATTACCAATATAATTTATAGATGAAATTTAAAAAAATTGTGGGGTTCGGCGACTCATGGATGTATGGAGATGAGTTATTGGATCCTGAATTGAGTCGTCAACACAAAGACGCACACACTTGTTGGCATCAAAACGATCCATACAGAAACACACACAGCTTCTTGGGACTCCTGGGCAAACACTATGATGTGCCTGTAGAAAACTTTGGCGTGCCAGGTGGATCAATGCAAAGTTCTATTTGGACTTTTCTTTGGTGGCTGGATCACGAACCAAATCCTGAAGAATGCCTGGTACTAGTTGGACACACTGATTCTGATCGCCTGACTCATTACAACCCCAATCATGTGAGTTTTGGTAACGATCCGCCGTGGAACAAATTCATACACAGCACCTGGGTTGAATATGGATCTACTGTGGTGCCTGAACCATTTAGAGACATGATCAAACGGCAACTGGTATTAACCAACTGCTCAGAATTGGCCAGGCTTAACTACCAGCAAACTGTGCTATTTTTTGATGGCGTTGCTGGACGTAAGAACATACCACTCATGCAATTTCACATCATGCCTGCAGATGTCAGCATAGATTTACCTACCATAATCTGGCCAGGATTTTCAACCACAATGTGGTTCAGAGACATGCCTGGCAATCAGCATAGGGAGATGATCATGCCCGGCGGCCATCCTAACGAAGATGGGCATGTTTTGGTTGCAGACAAGTTGATTTCTACAGTAAACTCTGCTACAATGTAGCAATGCTTGACATCCTTGCGTACCTACCTGCAAAAAAGAAACCCACACCATCAGGTTGGTTGAGTTTCAATGCGGTTTGTTGTCAGCATAATGGCAGCACTAGAGACACAAGAGGCCGTGCTGGACTCAAAGCTACCGAAGCAGGATGGAGCTATCACTGTTTCAATTGTGCCTACACAGCCAGTTTTATCATGGGTCGGACCCTAAGCATTAAAGCTCGCAGACTCCTGATGTGGATGGGTGTGCCAGACATTGAAATTGAAATGCTCAATTTGGAAAGCCTTCGGCATCGTAGCATACATGGCATACTAGAAGATCGACAACAGGCTTGGAATCAACTGGCCGGCATTACATTTGAAGAACGAGACCTGCCACCACATGCTGAGTTGTTGATGCCCGAACATGGTCCATATTGGGACTATGTGCGTAGCAGACATGTGCCCGAAGACTTTCCTGCTATGGTACAGATAGAGAATGATGGTGTTCATTGGACACGCCCGCATGTGGTTATACCATTCACATACGAAAACAAAATTGTAGGATTTACCTGCAGATTTTTAGACAACAAGCAACCCAAGTTTATTTCAGACAGTCAACCAGGCTATGTGTTTGGCACAGATTTACAGCACAACAACTGGACCAATGTGATTGTAACAGAAGGCATCTTTGATGCATTGAGTATTGGCGGTGTGGCGGTGATGCACAACACCATAAGTGACGCACAGGCTCGACTGATACGCAACCTAAGCAGAGACATAACTGTAGTGCCTGATCAAGATCTAGCAGGCATGGAACTGGTGGATCGTGCTGTGGAACTGGGATGGGCGGTAAGTATACCCGAGTGGCCAGAAAAATGTAAAGATGTCAATGATGCTGTGGTTGTGTTAGGGCGTGTTGGTACATTGCTAACTATTATGGCAGCCAGAGAAACCAGTAAGATTAAGATAGAACTAAGGAAGAAACAACTTGTTAAAAGAATACGGACTTCTTGATAAGTCCTCGTGCAAGTTTTGTAGCAAGTATTTTTGCACGATGTTCAGGACTTTGTTTGAAACCTTTTTTCCTGCCAGAATTCTCTTTAATTCGTTCTAGTTGTTCAACAGTTCTTTTTTGACCCTTACAACCTGCAATACTTTTAGCAATAGATTCAGCAGATCTAGTCTTTCCTGTGTTTGCAATTTGCAATTTTCTTTTTGTTTCTTTAGAAACTGTTGTGCCTAACATCCTACCTTTACTAGCATTGCGTATTTTTTCTAAAGCATCGGGCGTGTGTTTATAACCAGAACTACCCTCGCCACCATCAGATTTGTTTCTAAGAATTCCAGTGCCTAAATCTTTACGACCGTACCATCGTATTAGTTTACGCTCTAGTGCAAAGGACCAAAGTTCAGTGAGATTGCAAGATATGATAATTATTTTTGATTTGTCTACTGGCGGCTTTACTTCTAAAAGTCCTTTACGCCATGCCCTATCTTTAGAGCCTTTGCCAATGTAATAAGGAGTACCGTTCTCTCTTAGATATGCGTAAACGTAGAATCCGATTGGATAAGTATTCATGCTGATGTTCCTCCAGAACGTTAGAGTAGTTGGGAATTCCACCTCCGCGAACTACACCTATATTTATCAGATGAACTTGTTTTTACTTCATGTATATGTTATAATACCCTATGCTTAAAGATTATTCTCTCGATGTCCAACGTTTATTTCTAGAAATGATGTTGGAGGACGCACAAAGCTATGTGCGTGTTCAAAACATCTACAACCCGCAGAACTTTGACAAGAGTTTGCGACCTGCGGCTGAGTTTATTAAAGAACACTCAGACAAGCATAAGACCTTGCCGGACCGCATGCAGATTTCAGCCACCACTGGTGTTAAATTGCAAGCTGTTCCAGACTTGAACGAAGGACACTTTGACTGGTTCATGGGCGAGTTTGAAGCATTCACCCGTCGACAAGAACTGGAGCGAGCTATTTTAAAAGCCGCAGACTTGTTGGAAAAAGGCGATTACGATCCTGTTGAAAAGCTGATCAAAGATGCAGTACAGATATCACTTACCAAAGACATGGGCACAGACTACTTTGCTGATCCTAAGGCTCGCATTGAGAAGTACTTCAACTCGGGTGGACAAGTATCAACAGGTTGGACACAGTTGGACAGATTGTTGTATGGCGGATTCAGTCGTGGTGAGCTGAACATCTTTGCTGGCGGGTCAGGATCAGGCAAGAGTTTAGTCATGATGAACATTGCACTAAACTGGATACAACAAGGACTTAGTGGAGTGTACATCACACTAGAACTTTCAGAAGAACTAACGTCATTGCGTACAGATGCTATGTTAACCAACATGAGCACCAAGGACATTCGCAAAGACATAGACACCACAGAGCTCAAGGTCAAGCTGGTGGCCAAGAAGTCTGGTAACTATCAGGTCAAAGGCTTGCCAGCACAATCAAACATCAATGACATCCGTGCGTACTTGAAAGAGTATCAAATTCAAACAGGCAAGAAAGTGGATTTTGTGATGATTGATTACTTGGACTTGTTGATGCCAGTTAGCGCCAAAGTCAGTCCTAATGACTTGTTTGTGAAAGACAAGTATGTGAGTGAGGAACTGCGCAATTTGGCCAAGGAACTGGGTATTTTGATGGTTACTGCAAGTCAGTTGAATCGATCCGCTGTGGAAGAAATTGAATTTGACCACTCACATATTTCAGGTGGTATCTCTAAAATTAACACAGCAGATAATGTATTTGGTATCTTTACAAGCCGTGCAATGAAAGAACGTGGTAAGTATCAGATCCAGTGTATGAAGAGTCGAAGCTCGACCGGCGTTGGTCAAAAGATTGATTT